TTCTCTTAAGAGACCCTTTACTTTTATTTGCTTTTGCTTATCTTCTTTGATAATTGCTTTGGTTAATTCACGAATCAAACATTCGTAAAGAAAAGCGGTATTTCTTTTCTTATTGTGCTTCATCTTTGTCTTCCTTTCTTTTTAAAGATTCAATCAAAGTTTTTATTTGATGTTCTGAGCTAAATAGTTCCTGTTCTTGTAAATCGACACCTTCAACAACTCCACGAGCTAACGAGTCCATTCCACCGAAACCAACTTTTCCTGGCCAAGTTTTTCTTGCTGTCCCAATCTCTCCAAGACCAGTATTAATCATATTCTTTTTCATTCCACCTTTTTTATAGGTAAGCTTATGTTTCTTATAAGGTCCTCGAGGTTTTGCATCATCATCTCTCTTTGCTGGAGGTTCGGCCAATAAATCTCCGCCCCCTTCATCTCCTGCTGGTTCTGGTGCTGGTTCTCCTCCGAGATCACCTCCCAAATCACCTCCAAGGTCTCCGCCTAAGTCGCCACCTAAATCACCACCAAGATCGCCTCCGAGGCCTCCACCTCCTCCAAGATCACCACCGCCTTCTGCTGGTGGTTGAGATGCTGCTTCAAGAGCTGCCATAAATTTCTTATCTGTAAACATTTCTCTTTGCATACGCAAGTATTCATCTTGAGACAAGCCAAGCAAGTTTTCTGTAATCCAACGACGAGAGAAGAATCCTTCTGTTGCTGCACCTGCGATATCGAATTTGGTTTTCCAATGTTCAAGCTCTTGCATTTCAGCAATCTTTGATGGATTGTTCAAGGATAACTTAAATGTCAATAAGTCGTCTCCACGATATCCGAGAGTATACAAGTGAACGATTCCAATCTTTTCTAATTCAGAAATCAATACTCGTTGCAATCTTTGGATGGTTCTTGCAAATCGAATGTCTTTCTGAGCAAGAGTTGTTTTGTCCTCAGTTGCTCCCTCTCCCATTGAAAGATAAGATTGAGGAACTTTCAAAGCTGAGAACAATTTGTCTCTCAAGTATTTCACATCTTCGATCTGTGCTGTGAATTGTCCACCAGGAAGAGAGTCAATGGTCGTAGAGCTTTGTCCACCCTTGATAGGGATAAAGTAGTCCTCTTCAATTGAAAGTGGATTATAACGCAAATCTACGCGCCCTGTGTTTGGATCAACAACTTGATGGCGCTTCATTTGAGTCATGATCTTTTGCATGTATTGCTCAACATCTTGAGGAGCAATTCCACCAACATCAATTTTGAATACACGACGTTCTGGTGAACGAGTGATTCTGTAAGCCATCATTGCGTCTTCCAATAGCGTAAGCTGTCTCCAAATGCGTCTAGCGGGTTCTAGGACGCTTGTTCCGTATGGGGCGTGTTTGTCATTACCCAAGATACGAAAGTGCGCTATTTGCCAATTTTCGAGCGTCAATCCTGCATTATTCCATTGGAACTGAATGTAGTTTGGATTTGTTGGGTCTTCGCCCTCTAATCTCTCAACTTCTTGTGGAGGTAAACCAATGCAGTTTTGTAAGCCTTTGGTCTCGTCCAAGTCAAGATACAAAAACATATCTCCATACTTACACATAGTTCTAGCCCAACCAAAGAGGTTATGTTCAATATTCATAATATTATAATAAAGAGAGTGAAGAATATATTTGATTTCATCATTAGGACACTTGATGTGCAAGACCGGAGTTAGTGTTGAGTGAGTTGTCATCTCGTCTGCGTAGATATCAAGAGACGAAGCAATCTCAGGAGTGAATTCCATTTGGTCAAAGTCAACATAACGCTCTGCTCGGTTTCTGTTCGAGATCATGTTGAGAGTCATGATGTTCATTGGATTGTATTCGGTCTTTTTGAATTGTTGTCCGGATGCTGATTGGAATCTCTTTGAGTAAATATCGAGATGTCTTCTTCTTAGTTGTCGCCCTGATTGTGTTCTTCTTTGGGTTATTGGACCAGAAAATAATCTGGTTAGCGTCTTGAACAACTCGTTCTGATTGTTGTTCGGGTTTCTTGTATTACGGGCCATGATTTATCCTTTGTATATCCACAAAAATTCTTTCGTTTTCTTGATCTCCTCTTCGTGTTTTTCATTGAATGTTTCATTGTAAAAGTTTTGGCCTTTGATTTGAGTATTCATTGTCGTTGTGGTTTTGAATACTCCCCCAAGCATTGCTTTCTTATATGCCATTTCTTTTTCGTTTTCTGTGAGTGCCGTGTCCCGAACCCAGCAGGCAATCGCTAAAGACATAACCAAATCATCATTATAAGAACGCATAGCTTGAGGCTTACCATTTACCCATACAAAAGTTTTCAATTCATGAAAAACTCTATTGGAGTGCATAGTAATTAGTTTGTTTCTCACGTACTCTTCTAATTTGGCAACGATTAGTGGTCTTGTCTTTACGGACGTAGTGAAACCGGCTACTGCCCTATCGTCGCCTTCGGCTAAATAGCTTTCTATATATTCGTGTGTTGACTTGATTGAATAATAAATTTTTGGATATTGTAAATCTTTAAGCTTCTCGAGCACAGCAATTCCAACACCAACGTTTTCAACCACAAGGAGGCATCCTCCATATTCATATCCAGCATCAAACAAAATACGTGAATAGAGGTCCAAATCTGGCTTTCCTTGGTATTCTGCAACAACAGTCATCGTATCTATCCGGATGATATGAAAACAGCTAAAATCAGCACCATCGCCCCTTGCAACGTCTGCCGATAAAAGATATGGCACTCCTTCTTGATATCTTTCCCATATCCAAAAATTTCTGTCATAACCAGTTCTATAGATTGGATCTCGAACATTTTGGATTAGCAATTGCAAATCTTCCGGATTGATTACAGTTTCACCGGAAGCATTGAAAGAGCACTCGAGCTCTTGCGCAATTTCTCTTTTCGACATGTTTGTTGTTTCTTTATTGAACCAACTTTGGTCTCGTTCAGGATGAACATTCCACATGAGCTTGATGGGATGAAAATCATTTGTTCCTGTCTCAGCCTCTGTGTATGTTTTATGAAACCAGTTCCCGACCCCGTTTGGAGTTGAAAGAGCAATACAGCGACCCCCTGTCGATAGCGTAGGATAAAGACCAGTCCACAAATCATCGAACCCTTCAACAAAAGCAGCCTCGTCCACAATAAGCAAAGACAAAGCTTCAGAACGACCAGCATCTCCAGATGTTGATGCAGCTTTTACTTGAGACCCATTTGATAATTCAAATGATTGTCTGTTGTCAACTGTGATCTTCGCAATGAGCATGAAGCTTGGAAGGTTCTTGAAAATCATTTTTACTTTCTTCACAAGGTTGGTTGCTGTCGAAAGTTTGGTTGCAATAACGAGAACATTCTTTTCTCGATGGAACAACATGAACCAAGCAACATAGGCAGCAGAGATTGTTGAAATCCCTAACTGCCTTGCTTTTAGAATAACATTGAAACGATAATCGTTGAAGTCCTTAAGTAAATCCTTTTGATAATCAAATGTCTTGAATGGGATTTGTCCTTTAAGTGGGTGAGAAATTTTGCAATAGTTATCGATAAAGTATTGAGGGTCCTTACCACACTTTACAAGTTCTCCAACGATTTCTTTTTTGGTGAGTTTCATTAAATGCCAACTACTCGCCTATTTGGATTTCTTCTATTTTTCATCATCTTTTCATATTCCACAGGTGCGCCCTGATTTGATAAGGGTATCGCAAAACTTCCTCGTGTAAAGCCATACTTTTTAAGTATCTCAAATGTTGGAACTTTTCCGGCGAGTTCATGAGGAACATAAAATATAAAAATATTTTTGTTGTCGTCTTCAAAAGCAGTGTAGCTGTTATTGTAGTCAAAAGTCATAGGTCTTTGGTCAAGATTTTTAGTTCTTTGTTTCCCCCAGTCATGTGCTTGGATGGCGCCTGCTTGCTCTAATTCATGAGCGGCTCGGTATCCTGGTTTGCCTTCCTCATTCATCATGGCATCAAGTTCTTCCTTGATGATTTTTTTTAACATTTGTTTTGTAATTT